AAGGCAGCCGGGAATGGTTTGAAGTTCGCATGGGGATTCCTACAGCAAGCCAATTTTCCGCAGTCATGGCAAACGGCAAAGGCGGCGCGGAAAGCAAAACCCGCAAAACCTATATGTATAAGCTGGCAGGCGAAATCCTGACAGGTGAGCCTATGGATAGCTTTAGCAACGCGCACACCGAACGCGGGCATGAAATGGAACCGGAAGCGCGGCGCTATTACGCTTTTCAGCAGGATGCTGACCCGCAGCTTGTCGGTTTCATCCGCAATACGTCAGCAGGGGCAAGCCCCGACAGCCTCGTTGGCAATAATGGGCTTTTGGAAATCAAAACCAAACTGCCCCACATATTGCTAGACGTGATTGAACGCGGCGAATTTCCAGCCGAGCATAAAGCGCAATGCCAAGGCCAGCTTTGGGTTGCGGAGCGCGAGTGGATTGATTTGGTTTGTTACTGGCCAAAGATGCCTTGCCATATCGTCCGGGCCTATCGCGATGAGTACTACATTAAGCAAATCGCCGCAGCCGTTGGCAAGTTCAATGATGAACTAGCCGCCGTGGTCGCAAAATATCAAGACGAAGAAAGGATTGCCGCATGAGCGGAAGCGTAAACAAAGTAATTCTGGTCGGCAATCTAGGAGCCGACCCTGAAATCAAATCGTTCCAAAATGGAGGGAGCATTGCAAACTTGCGTCTGGCCACTTCGGAAAGCTGGAAAGACAAGGCAACCGGAGAGCAAAAGGAGCGCACCGAATGGCATAGCGTCACGCTCAACAGTGATGGCCTTGTCAGCGTTGCCGAACGGTTCCTGCGCAAGGGCAGCAAGGTCTATTTGGAAGGCAAGTTGCAGACCCGCAAATGGCAAGACCAGAGCGGAAACGACCGCTACACGACCGAGATTGTCGTGGGCGGCTTCGATGGCAAGCTGGTGATGCTCGACGGTGCGAAGGGTGCTGGCAGCGATACAGGCGCACAGCAACAGGCCAATCACCAGCAAAGCGGCTTTGCGGATGATCTGGACGACTCAGTTCCATTTTAATTTTGAAACCGTTTTGAATTGTGATATGGCCTATTTATGGAAAAGAAATGCACAATTTGCGGCGAACAAAAGTCGCCTACTGAATTTTACAAAGCGCCCGGATGTAAAGATGGGCTAGCCAGCCAGTGCAAGTCCTGCGTTAAGGCAAGGGCGCGCATTCGGCAAATCGTCAAAAAAGACGAAATAAGAGCCTATGAGCGCAAGCGGTCTAAGCTTCCACATCGCATAGAAGCTAGGGCTAGGGCTTTGCAGAAGGAAAAGGCTGAGAGGCCAGATAGAGTGGCTGCGAGAATAGCTGTCTCAAACGCTGTTAGGGACGGCAGGCTTCGCAAGATGGATTGCGCATTTTGCGGCTCAAGCAACACGGTCGCGCACCACCACGATTATTCAAAGCATCTCGATGTTACGTGGCTTTGCAATCCATGTCACACTCGATTTCACGCTTTGGAAGCGATGGCCAAAGTTGCCGAGGTGCAGGACTAATGGGCTACCCTATCACACACAAGCGCATTCGGGGAAAGTATAACCCGAAACCAAACGCCGCCGAACGTCGCCACCATGCGCGGGTAATGCAGGATGGTTGCCTTGTGTGTGGCGGGCCTTCCGTTGTGCATCACGTTTTGCAGGATACGCCTAACAAACGTTGGCGTCGCGACCACCAGATAGTCGTGCCGCTGTGTGACCCGCACCATCGCGAATTACACGGCCACGGCAACGAAGCGGAATGGCAAAAACCGCATGGCTTGGATTTAGTTTGGGAAGCCGAAACCCGACGCAACGAAAGCATTTACGAGGGCATCCTATGACGCAGCATGTCATCTTGCGCGGTGGCTATCAAAGGCGGCTTGCCAAAGACTTGATCGACAAGGCCCCTGATAATGCCGTTGTCCGCATATCGGAAGCGCGCCGGTCGCTGGAACAAAATGACAAAATGTGGGCGATGCTCTCGGACATATCCCGCGCCAAGCCTGAAGGCAGAACGCACACGCCGGAAATGTGGAAGGCGCTGTTTATGAACGCCTGCGGCCATGAGGTGAAATTCTTGAACGGCTTGGAAGGCGGCAATCCGTTTCCGGTCGGGTTTTCATCATCGCGCCTGAAGGTGTCCGAAATGCGCGACCTAATAGATTTTATCGACGCTTACGGTGCGCGGCACGGCGTCAAATGGAGTGAAGCACAATGACACAGGAACATACACCGGAGCCGTGGGCTTGCCCGATTGATGATGATGGCAATTCCGCAGTGGTTGCTAGGGATGGTTACTTGGTCACATTTGCGTTCCCAAATGGTGATGCCGCAGACAAGGCCAACGCCCGCCGCATAGTCGCCTGCGTCAATGCCCTTGCTGGCATACCGATAGAGGCAATCGAAGCACTGCCGGAAGGTGAACTTGCGCGCCTTATCCGTGAGCGTGTTGTTTTGAAGGGAGAGGGGTGATGCAAAAGACTAGCGTTCTACGCTTTCACACAAGCGGCAACCGTGATCCGTTCCGGCAGGGCTATCAATACAGAATGCGCGTAGCAGGGCCGATTGAGCCGATGGAGCGGGGCGGATTGCTGGCACGGGCTGCGCGTGTTTTTGTGAAGGGCTAACACTTTCCACAAGGGAGCCGGGGTTGCCGAACAAGCGCCCCGGTAATTTATGAACATAAAAGCATGGCCGCGAAAGTCAAATTGATTGCGCTTGACATGGGCGCAATTGCTGTTAAAAGGGGCGCATAAGGAGCAAGCAAAATGACAGTTAAGTTCAACAAGGCAGGCAAAGAATATCGGGGCGAAGTGATCGCAAAAGGATATTTCAAAGTTGACGCCCCAGAATCATACGAAGTGAGCGTTGCTGATGTTCCCCATATCCGCTTTCTTGTCCCAGTTACGGATTGCGAAGAAATCTGATGGACCGTGATTTTTGGACCGCTTCGCTTGGAGACAACAGGCTAAGTGGTCTTTTGGCCGAACTTTGGCAGGCGATTGATGATTGTGACGATCCAGATCGTCTTTACCGTTTCCACCGTCGCTTAACAGTAGGGATTGTGAACCATGCAAAGCGCAGAGAATGCAAACTTAGATACTCAGGCCAGTTGTCAAGAAAACCTTGACGACTGGATGCCTATAGACTCGTGCCCGTGGCAAACGGTTGTTGAGGTCAAAAACGACCAGATGGACAAGCCCTGCCTCGCCACAAGGGGCTATGTCTATAACGGCACAGTCCACCCAAACCGAAGGTTCTTCACCACAGTCTATACACCTGACCGCTATTTCCCAACGCCATCGGGGCAACTTTGCTGCCCTACAGAGTGGCGCTTGCCGAGTAACGCAGATGGAGAGTGACAAGCCCGCTGCAACTGTCAAAGAAAACTTGACGGTTGAACCTGTAAGCAAGCCTTACAAGTTGGATTTTGATGACTTGGAGCGATGGGCAATGGACGGTTGCCCTGAGGGCGTTTCCGGCAAGGTAGAAGACGTTTTTGCGCTGATCGAAGCGGCAAGGCAATTACACGCCGATGACTTAGTAAAGCGCATGAGTGATGCTGTGACGCTGCTTTACACGCACGGTGTATTAACAGAAAAAATGCGCGCACATTGTAGAGCGAGAATATGACAGCAGAATGGCGCACCTATGCCAAGCCTGAAGAGATAGCCGAACATGACGGACTTATTGAACAGGACAGGGCGAACGCAAAGCGACGGGCATTGATCCGCAATCGGTGCCGTATGCGCGGCAAACAAAAGAAGGAGGATTGATATGGGGCGGTGGCGTATCTGATGAAGAAGTGGAATAATTTATGACAGTCAAAATCGAACTTGGCTGGTGGCTGCTACCTGCCGCTGTGACGCTCCTGACCTTTGGCCGGTATCTTTTGTGGGAGAGGGCGCAGCCGCCTTCAAGCGGTTATGGGCGGATTGGGGATAGCCTTGTGTCCGCGCTTTTCATCTTGGGCGCGGCTGTCGTTTCACTGCTTTCATGGTTGATTTGGGCGTTGATAGCATGACCCAACCAATATCTATTGGCGGGTATCTGAAGGGAGATGAATGATGGGCAATTTCTATTGGCTTCGTCCTGAATGGCTAGAAACACCTTGTTATCATTGTGGGCAAAATATCCATGCCAGCGGAGGCGATCCAGATTGGGGATTATGCTGGCCGTGCATGGAGCATGAAACCAATTTGATGCAAGCCGACCGTGAATACGAAAGCGAGCGCGCCACCACCCCACAGGAGATAGATCAGTGAGTGAGGGTGATATTAAGCAGCGCATGGCGGCTTGGTTGAACAGCCATGACACCGGCATCTCGTCGGAGTCCATATTCCATTACATGACTC